AAGAACTGTAGCACTTGTGATCGACACAACGTAGTTAGCTTGTGTACCTACCGTAATTAAATCTCCGACTGCAAAGTCGGTATTGAAAGCGGTACTGCTACCAGTTAGAACAAACCCGCCTTGTGTAGCGGACACTGTACCACCAGAAGTAGATATCGCATAAGGCTGCCCTGCAAGGGTTGCCTTACGTTTAGCCTTACTAATTTCAGCAAGAGTAAGAATATCTCCTGCAACGATCGCATTTTCAGCGGATCTTCCTGCCGGGTAAACTACACGGTTTGGTGTGTAGGAGGTAGTAAGAGCCGTGAATGTATACTGTTCCATGTTTTCCTGCATCCACTGTGACAAAACGGTTTTTGCCGCTGATCTTAAAGAATACTGAGTCTTTTGCTGAGCCATGCTACCTTTAAGCCTAACGCTCTTTGCCATCTGATCTACCGTTACAGCAAAATCGAAAGCTTGCATAGGCTCTTCGTTGCCAGATAATACTTCGTCACCCGATACCCCCGGAGCAATAAGCCTAGGGATAAGCGGCACGGTAATCTGGTCCCCCGCTGCTTTTGTGAGTTCCGTTTTTTCTTGGATAATAAACTCTGCGGTTTTACCAATGAACTTAGCAAAATAGAGTTGTTTTTTTGCGGAAGTCCATAGGTCGGCCGACCAGATCATCTGACGAAGATTAGGATCAGAAGCGACGATATCACTTTCTGCAAAGCACTGTAAATCGAATTTAAACATATCTGACATTTGATAGTCATCCTCTCTGTGGTGGCCATTTACCTTCTAAAAGGGATTTTCGATACTTTTCAGGTATCTCTTCGTATTTGCCACTCTTTAGATATTGTTTTACTTTATTTAAGGTCCATTCCGCAGTCCGTGCTTTTGCCGCGCGAACCATACCTGTACGTGGAATTTCCTTGATCTTTTCACCCTGCGATACTGTAGGGGATTCTTCATCTGGGAGGTCTTCCTCTACTTCTGCTTCATGTTGTTCTACAAGAGGCTGTTTTACTGGTGCTTGTGCCATACGGTCTTTTTCAGCACCTAATCGACAGAGGTTCCAAAAGTTTTGGACCATGACTACATCGGAGTAGTTCGGGTCACCAAATACCTGCGGTCTCTTCAAACGGCCTAGAGCTTGCACTAAGGTATCTCTTTCTTTTGGCGCTAACTGGCTTATTTGACCCTGCGCATACTTATCAATATCTGCACTGTCCGGCTTTTGCGTTTCTTGTTGTTCCCACTGCTGGTAGGACCCTACAGCCTCTTGTACATTACGTTTACGTGAATTTTCTTCTTCGAGTTTACGCTGTTCTTAGGTATGCACATCATTGAAAATTTTTGCTTGTAAGGTACTCAATGTCTGCATATCTCTTACAACTTCAGCCTCATGTTCGATTACGTCTCTACGGGGTTTTCTCCCATAGAGTCTTTCAAATTCCTTTTCTGCTTGTGTTGTTACATCCTGTAGTTTCTTTACTTCGGGATTGGAGTTTATCATCCGTTCTCGCTGTGACGGAACTAATGGGAAAGGGTAGCCATTCTGCCCTGGACTGGCATAATTGCTGTTCTGCTGCGGTGACCGATCCTGCATACTCGGGGGAACGATAGTCCCTTGTGGATAACCTTGTACAGTTTGGTCTTGGTTTCCCCCTAAGATACTTAGTGTACCTTGAGAAGATGGGGCGGTAGCCGGGGCCATTGGCTTTGCAAGGCTATCTACCTTTTCAGTTAATTTAGCTAAGGCTTGCTTAAGACTTTCATTTTCTTCTTTAAAGCTTCTGTTCTTTTCCCGTTCTTTACGTAAGGCTATACCAACGTTTCCCTTATGCGGTTTTTCTGCGGGTTCATGAGAGTGGGTGTCTTGTGATTGTTCAACATCTTCATCAATCCTGCCCTCATCCTCTTCAGGAGCGTTTTCTTCCTTATAATTTTCTTGCGGAGGAGATCCCTCACCATCATCATACTCAGGTTCCCCTTCTTGTTCCCCTTCAATATCCTGATTGGGTTCGACAGCTTCTTCGGGCGTCTGATTTTGTTCTGGCTCAGGCGAGGTACCAGATTCTTTTCCTTTAGAAGCACGAATACTTTCATTGATCTGTGGGGCAAATTTTTCGAGGACTTCGGGGTCAATCCCCTTATATTCCTCTGGGACTTCGAGAAGCTTTTCTGCAAATAACTGCAAATCGAAATTAAAATTACTCATCTTATTTTACTCCTTTTTACGTCCTTGGACGGTTCTACACTATATCGCTAGTGTGGGGCGATAAAGACTTATAGAAAGAAAGCAGTTTCCTGCTGTCCTTCTATCAGCTTTTATCTATATCCTTGTGAGCGATACCTGTTGCAAAAAGCATTTCTGCCAGAGACTTATATTCCTCAAACGTGGCTTGTGTCTGAGGGTTCATAGCATTCCCGCGTGCGGTTTCCTCTGCAAGATATTTAAGAGAGTTCTTTAAAGTACTTATTGCCAGACTCTTTATTTCCGAAGCGTCATGCTCCCTTTTTGTTTTTAGATCACGTATACGTTTTTCCTCTTTCGCTTTTTCATCCCGTTCTTTTATCATTTCAGATGTAAGCGGTGGTGGCACAGCGGGTCTAATCTCTTTTAAAGTTGGTATAACTAACTTCTTCTCAGCCGAAGTCGGGTTTTTTGTAGCCATCTAAAGTATCTCCTTTTTTTTACATAGAATTAGGGGGCACGCTAAGCGCACCCCGCATCCCTTTTTAATTGCTCACCAAGCCATCGAGCTTGAACGACGAGCTACTGAACGGCGGCGTCTCCGCGGAGCTGCCGGTGCTGCTGCAGCACGACGTTCAATACGATGGATTTCGTGATGTTCAATTATAACACCAGTCTTCTTACGTCTCATTTCGCAAACCTCCCTCTAGTTATTGAGCATTAGCTCTATAATGAACAGGTAAGGGAGCCGGGAAAAATCCGCAAGCGGCAGGGCACCACATCCCGTAGGGAGTGCCACACTTTCATCCGGCTTTCCTGTCATTAACCTCTGTAAGTCGCTGCAAGGGGAACCTCAGCCCTATGCACGTTTTGAGTTGGTCTTTGGTTTAAATATCTTTGCCGAATAAGTTCAGGGTTCTGTTCGGCAGGGGCCGAAGGTGCTTGCCCCTGTACTAAAGGATTTGCCCCTTTAGCGGTAATGTGCTGGGTATTTATAAGTGTTGTAAGAACGCTTCTTGCAAGATCCCGTTCCGTAGGAACCTGTGCTTGTGGTGCTTCAGCGGGTTGAGTTGACTGCGGCGTTTGAATCCCATAATCTGCGGGACTCGGCTGCAAACCTACTTTCGTGGCCATTTGCATTTGTTCATTTGGCGGCAATTCTTTATAAGGAACGCTCACACTAATCTTAGGAGGGTTCGGTTTATTCTGCAAAGCCTGTATAACTTGGGCTTGCTGATCCGTTGCCGAGCTCTTCTGTTCCATGCGTTTTGCTATACGGGCTTTGATTTCGTCTTTGTTCGGAATTTCCGATAAATCTAAAATTAAGTCGTATACCATATCCCATGGTATACCCATCTGACCGACTGCGTCAACCATCGACCAGAACTGCGACATCTTTTGAGTAGCCGTAGCCGGTGTTTCGGAAATAACAATATCGAATTCACCCACACTAAGGTCATTTAGCGTTTGCTTGATTGGCCCCACCATTGGGTTAGGTATCGTTACCTTCTGATTTACCGTGATAAACTGCATATGATTTGAGTCATCCATAATTCGTATAGTCTGTTCATCATTATAGAACTTCTGTACGAGTCCTGGATTAGACCCTTGTCCCCACAGTTTAATCATCAAGGTTTTTTTTGCCATACGAAGATTATCAAACAGTATAACAGTTCCGGTATTGGCTTGTTTTTGCTGCATTTCGATTGCCCTTCCGGAGGCTCCTGTAAGCTGTGAACCCATCGTCGAAGGGTTTATGTTAGATATCGAGTAGATATCCTGCCTTGATATGCTCTCTGCCTCCATTATACCACTAGGGAGGGGAGGGGTGTCAACCCTTTTCGGAGCATCATGTCCGGGCCTATGTTCTAATATTGTACCAGGCTTTGCCCCGTTCTCTTCGTACTCTATCCTCTGACTGTCCGAAAGAGCGCCGGCCTCTGCCTGCCAAGCACTATTGACGTTGGTGTTAAGTATCTGAATCATATCGCTTCTGCGCTTATTTATTTCTCGCTGTGAGTCTAATAAGTCCCTCACCACACCACAGTATTCGTCTCCTTCGCCTAAATAATAACACCACTGTGCAGTTAATGGGAAGTCATTTGTCTGCCACTCGCGTGGTCCCTCCAAAGTAACACCCCCAATAAAGGCGGCATACATTACTCTTCGATAAGGCTTATCTACCGTTTCTACGATAAACGGAAGTTTATCCGGGGTTATCTCTTCAGCTAGAACTTCGGTTCCGTCGCTAAATTGATAGTATGGGCGAGTAGATATTTCATACCACCACGTTTCTACCAATCTGCATTTGTTCTCATCCGGCTGATACCAAAATTTTTCTTGGTCCCCAAAGCAATCTTTTTCATCATCGTAACGGTCCGCCCAAGAGTCAATGTCCTCAGCATGTTCCGGATACCACGATTTTAATTCATCCTTATCTTTCCAATGAGCTTCATGTATTCTTTGCGCATCTTTAAAACCCGGCTTAATACTATTCATATCTGGGTAGACATCAAAAGGACTGGCCTTCTCTATAATGATTGCCGCCTCGTTTTTTGCGAAGTCCCAGGTATACCATTGTTTGTACCAGCCCAATCCACATATCCAAGCGTCAAGGCAAACTGCGGATTCTACAGAGTCATAGTCGCTCCCATCAAGGATATACTTTGTTACGCCCTGCCGGATTTCTGCAAAATATGAGCTGGCAAGATTTCGTGATAAGAATTTAGGGTCGTATCTATTAAGACGTTGGTACCCACTTAATAAATTAATAAGTGGGCGGATGACATTTAAAGTATTTGCTGTTCTGTCGGCATCGGCCAGTTCATCGAGCACACCGGCATCCCATTGCTTACTTGCATAAAAATCATAGTCAGTACGTGCCAATTCCCGCCAGTTATACATAGCTGCTTCGTCTTCTTCAAACCATGCACGGGCGTCATCTGCTGTATACTGAGGCTCATACTTCTCCTCTACCTCTTCCTCAGGTTCATCAATTGGCTCTTCTACTTCTTCCGTTGGTATCTGTGATGTACCCCCAGGTGCTTCAGGCCCCTCATCCGTTACCTGCGCGGGATTATTATTTAGGTCCTGTCTATCTTCCTGAGCGTTGCTTGGAACGCCCAAAATGTTTTCGTCCATTTTTACTTCCTCCTTTCTCTAATGCAAGCCAGTCTGTTTTATCCGCCCATTCTTTCGCCCACGGTTGGTGGGTAGAAAAGGCAAATTTTGCCTGAGCCATACTCTTAAATGGCATTTTAAGCCCCCCTTATCTTGCCATCCACGACAGCCGCCCCGCTACTTTTTTAGCAGGCCTGCCGAAAATATCTCGTTCTATTTTATGCTCTCTATGTACAATAGGAGAAAACGGTCTTTTTAAAAACAGGTACCCACAAGAGTCAATTGCATGGTCCTCCCCCTGCGTATCCAATTTTTCTGGATTGCTCTTATCTGTACATATTGCTGGTAATGTTCTTATAAGATTAACACAATTATCAAATATATACCATGCCGGATCTTCCGGGACATTCGCCTCGGATTCCTCATAACCCTTGAGCCGCATATGAATTTGCTGCTTCATCTGAATACGGTCTTTTGTACAGGGTATAATATCAAAGCCTTCTTCAAAAAACTCATCTGCAATGCAGGTGGCCTTACCTTCTCTTCCCGATCCCATGTTTGCCCACATGGAATTATCCGCCACACGGAAAGACACGTCCTCATTATCGCCTTCCATAGCAAGAGCCTGCCTAGCAACTTCAGAAGCGATCATCTTCACCCCAACGTTTGGCCGTCCATGCTCACACCCGTAAAACTCCCGATAAGTATATATTACTCCGTCGGGGTCTTCGGCATGCCAGTAAATAGCAAAAG